ACGTGAAACCTTGGATTCCGCGGTTGTATCACCCGCGGATCAGGATCTGGCTTCTGAGTCAAGTTTAGCTTTTCCGCCTTGGTAAACGTAGCTAGGTGACTATCCTTCTCTCTAACTCGCAGTATGGCGAGTGACTCAGCAGCTTGCTGGTAACGCACTAACTGCTTTCCAACATAACCAGCCAGGAACTGCTCGGTTGTGTATGGTACCATGCGGAAAGCGTGCGACTTCAGGCGCTGATAGAAGGGGTCTAGCATCACCCTCAACTCTTCACTGGTAGGGAACCAGGGTGCATTCCCCGTTGTCTTACAGACAAACACACGCGTATACAAACCACGTATGACAGTATCTACATCGCGATCAGAAACCCCGAACTGCACCGCCCGGCCCACAGGGGCGAAGTAGTTTAGCCTTCGGGGCTTATGATGCTGACCCGAGCGTACAACTCGCATCCAACAGTCGTCCGGGTCATCCCAGTAATTAAACCAGGGCATCCGCATCTTCTTGTAATTATGCAACTTGCTCAAGATAGGATGCTGGGAAACGACTGCGAGTTTGCACTCAGGGGTCAGCGAAAATGGGGCCGGCGTATCATATCACGCCTCGCTTTAGCCGGCCCAGCGAGCCCAATTTGATGGGCAATGACCTCGTTCTTAGCAGGCAGTAGCACCATAGCTAATATGAACGGCAGGTCCCTCGAGATGACTTCAGTCTTTGCATCGCGGCCTAAATGCTTTTGCATAACGTCTACTATCTTGTGACTAATGGCCATTTTGTCAGCTTTTGTAGCATGCTGATAGTTCAACTCGGGAAAGTGCAGTTTAACCTGACGCGCCAAGAACCCAACAGAATAGTTGCCAGCTACAATCTTCCGATCTAGCTGGTCATGGAACTCCAAACTGTTCTGGTCCAGGAATGTGTCGAGGTTCTGCAACAACTCACGTGCCTGGCGTCTTCGTCTAAAATAACGTCTGATGCCTCGTAACGGGTTCAGGCACGAGCAGCCCCTAATATCCTCCTCAAATTGCGCATGCGCGGGCTGGAGGGGTTCAAACCAATCCACCTCGGGGCTGTCACCATCATCACTCGGATCAGTAGTGGGGGGCGTGGATGGTGGTTTAGGTGGTGGTGTTGGGGACTGAGGTGGCACGCTTGCATTACCACTTCCTTCCTTGCTGGTTGACACTGGGGCATCAGGTTTAGCAGCAGGGGCAGGTTTATTTTCCTCGGATGGCACCCAACGACTCGAGCCAATAGGCTCTAGAATCATCGCACGCGTCGTGGTTGGCGCTTCCTCTGGCTCTTCCACGATTGGGTCCAATTCCCTCATCACGTAGACACTAGGTGGGGTGCTACTAGCGCTTTGGCCAGGTCTCGCAGGGCACTCTCGTGCCAAATGTCCTGGTTCATTGCAAACATAGCACCGACGATCGCGTCGCGGATCAGAGCGTGTAGGCTGCTTAGGCACCCACTGGGTGTGCGCCCTATGGCGCGGCCTATCACGGGGCATGACGTCCTCACGTCAAGAGTAGATTGAGGCACCGGATATACCGGCGGGAGAAGCACTCTACTTATG